GGTGACGGGACCGCCAGCGCAGAGCTGATCGAGGACGTGGAGGCGGTGGTGAACAGCGACGCGGTGCGGGTGATCACCGACACGGTGACGGTGCAGGGCGCGACCATCACGGTGGTGCCGGTGACGGCCGAGGTCTACATCTACCCCGAGACCCCAATCGAGGTGTTCAACGGCCTGGAGGCACGGCTGGCCGCGGCCTTCGCTGCGACCGCTGGCCTCGGTTGGGACGTCACCCGGTCGTGGATCATCACCCAGCTGCACCCGGCCGGCGTCCAGCGTGTGGAGCTCACCGAGCCTGCGGCTGACGTGCCCTGCGGGGCGTCCGAAGCGCTGGCCCTTGGCGAGGTGACGCTGACAATGGAGGGCCGCGCCTGGTGAGCCGCTACGACCTCCTGCCGCCGAATGCGACGACCCTGGAGCGCGACTTCTCCAGGGTCACCAGCAACCTGCAGCGGGTGGGCCCGCCGGTGCCGCTCATCCGCACCGCGAAGCGGGTGGACATCCCCGACAGCGTGGTGCCGTGGCTGATCTACGAATACGGCCTCGGCGAGATCCTCCCCTACCTGGGGAATGATCAGCGGCTGGCACTGCGGGACGGGGTGCTCTGGCAGCGGATCCGCGGCACCCCCGAGTCGGTGCGCGTGGCCCTCAGCTGGATCGGCATCCAAGGCCTGATCGAGGAGCCGGAGGGTGGCACCACCCGCTGGGCGGAATACATGCTCGGCCTGTCGGCTGCGACGCAGGGCGAGGAGATCATCGACCGGATCGCGCCGGTGCGCAGCCGCCTGTCGCGGATCTATGCGGTCTACGACATGCGCCGCGCGGTCTATGACCAGTGCGCGTGGGATGACGGGTCGATCTACGACGACCACTCTGGGGTGCGGCCGCGGCCCGACTGGCCGCAGATCAGCTACGGGCAGATCTTCTCCACCTATGTGCAGCTGAACCCGATCGCCTCCAGCGCGCAGCCGGAGCAGATGGCCACCTACGTCCAGGCGTTCGACAGCTTCCGCTACGACTTCAGCCAATGGGACGAGGGCTGGCACAGTCTCAACCCCATCGGGGTGCTGACGACCCAGGAGGGGCGCAGCGCGCAGTACGAGGGGCAGATCTGGGGCGCCATCCGCTGGCAGCAGGACAAGCCCTGGCCGGACGTGAACGTGGTGGTGAGCTCTGCGCTGAATGGCACGCCAACCGATCCGCCGTTCCTGCAGGCGGTGGCGATTGCCAGCGCGACGGGCGTGCAGAACAGCACCCTGAACGTGGGCGATGTGGTCACCCTGGCCGCCACGTGGAACCGCTCGCTGATCGTCACCGGATCGCCTCAGATGGCGATCACCATCGGCGGGGTGAGCAGGACCGCCAGCCACACCACCGGGTCGGGCACCGCCACCCTGAACTTCACCTACACCATCCAGGCCGGCGACAACGCCCCGAGCGGCATCGCCATCCCGGCGAACAGCATCAGCCTCAACGGCGGCACCATCCGCGACGGCGCGGGGAACATCGCGGCACTGGGCCACTATGCGGTCCCGGCGGATCCCGCCTACCTGGTGGACACCACGACGCCGGCAACGCTGGGCCTGGCGCTGGCCGTCGACACCGGCGTGAGCAACAGCGACGGGATCACCAGCAACGGGCAGATGCTCGTGACGAACGTGGAGCAGGGCGCGGTCTGGGAGTACAGCACGAACAGCGGCAGCACGTGGACCATGGGCGTCGGCGGATCCTTCACCCTGGCGCAGGGGACCTATGCCGCCGGCGCGATTCGCGCGCGGCAGCGCGATGCCGCCGGCAACGTGAGCTCGGTGGCTCAGAACTCTGCCACCATCGTGGTGGACACCACGGCGCCGGCCGCCCCGGGGCTGACGGTGCTCGCTGCAGCGGCGAGGGCGAACATCCTGGCGGAGGCCGGCGCATCGGTGTCGGTGGTCTTCTCGCGCTCCGGCGGTGGCACGGTGACGAAGACCACCACCGGGGCAGGCGCAACGGCCGTGTCGGTGTCGCTGACGTCGGCCGATCGGGCCGTGATCGGCGAGGGCACGGTGACGGTGAGCGCCACGGCCACAGACGCTGCTGGCAACGCGAGCACCGCCAGCACGACATCGTTCGTGATGCCGCTGTATGAAGGGTTTAACTACACCAACGGCACGATCGGAGCTGCGGTGGCGGCGGGCGAGGTGAACCTCGCTGGCTACACAGAAGTCGTCGATGGCAACGTGAGATTCCCGACGACCGTGAACAACGGCCAGTCGGGCAACGTCTGGGATGCGATCAGCCGCTCGTACAACCGGAGCTTCTCGGTCGCCTGGCGGATGGATGGCAACAGCACTTTCAGCGGCCCAGTCTGCTCGATCCAATGGGATACTTTGAGCACCGCCACAGGGCAGGGGTCTGGAGACTCTGGCGTTGTACGAAACGCGAGAGTGCCGTATGCCATCGCCATTTACGGTACATACGATGGCACGCGATGGAAGACATCTCACCTGTACGTCAGCGACGTTATTACCGGGGGGCTGTACACGAAGGTGTTTGCATTCGACGGCAATGCACCGATGGAGTTTTATTTCTGGCTGGACTACGATCACGCGAACAGTCGCTTCCGGCTGTTCATCGCCCAGGGCAGCAGCACAAAGCCCGCAACTCCTGTCATCGAGTACAACGGGATCGTGTTCTCGCAGACCCCGTATCACATCGGCATCGGCGGCATCACCGACACGGTGCCGGCACACGCCCAGATCTTCAGGTCGTGGTCCCTCACGCTGCTGTGACGGCGGGCCGGGGCGGTTAGCATGAGAGGCGTCTGAGCGGGGCCATGGCAGCAGTCTTCACGATCAGCGGGCGCACGGCTATCGCCTCGGGGCTCAAGACCCGAACGGCCCACCTCGCCTGGGGCACTGGCGATCCGGCATGGGGTCAGGCACCACCCGATCCGCCGGTGAACACCACCGCGCTGCTGGCCGAGGTAGGCCGCCGTCAGGCGACGCTGGTGGAGTTCTGCACGCCTGACGCCAACGGGGTGATCAGTGTGACGGAGGGGCGCTTCGCAATCACCACCACGCCGACCCCTCACCTGTATTTCAAGTTCCACTTCGACTTCGAGGATGCGGTAGGCCAGACCATCCGCGAGGCTGCGATCTTCCTCGATACCGTGCGCGCGACCGGGATCCCGGCCGGGCAGTTCTACCTCACCCCATCGCAGGTGGGGAATCCCGGCACCCTCCTCCTGGTCGAGCGGCGTGCGCCGATCGTGCGGGAGATCACGACCCGGCAGCTCTTTGAGTTTGTGGTGACCTTCTGATGCCGATCACGCTACCCACGCCACTCACTGGCTACTACAACCGGTTCGATCCGGCCCAGCGCTACGACGAGATCCTCATCCGCGCCGGCAAGGGCGTGCAGGGTGCGGAGATCAACGAGATCCAGAGCGGTCTGATCGATCGCCTGAAGCGGGTCGCCGACGCGGTGTTCCGTGATGGCTTCGTCATCCGCGGCACGCCACCCACGATCGACACCGCCACTGGCGCGACGATCTGCCCGGCCAGCGCCATCTATCTCCGCGGCGCGGTGCGCGAGGTGGCGGCCCGCACCTTCACCATCGCCACCACCGGCCTGGTGCGCATCGGCATCTACCTCCTCGAGGAGGTGATCACCGAGATCCAGGACCCGACCCTGCGGTGCCCCGCGCCCAACACCCGCAACTACAACGAGCCCGGCGGCGGGCGGCTTCGCGTCACCCCCTCCTGGGGCCGTGAGGGCGAGGGCCTGGTCGGGGTGTTCTACCCCGTCTGGACGGTGGTGGATGGGCAGCTGCTGAACCAGTCCGGCGGCGATGGTGCGGACGCCTTCTCCGAGGCCCTGGCCCGCTACGACCGGGAGAGCAACGGCAACTACATCGTCGATGGGCTGAGCGTGACGGCCCTGGGCCTGAGCGGCGGCAGCAATGCCTTCAGCGTAAAAGCTGGGGTCGGCAACATCTTCGGCTACAAGCTCGACAAGCCGACGGCCACCCGCCTTGTCTATGCCGAAGACCCGGACCTGGAGCTGGTGGATGCCGAGCCCGACACCTTCACCGGCACCACCGGCGGCACCGCCTCGATCAGCCTGAACCGGGCCCCGGTCGACACGATCACCGAGGTGGTGATCACCCGCGAGAAGACCGTCACGATCACCCGCGGCGGGTTCTCCGGCGGCCAGGATGCGCTGCCTGATGTGTCGGTGCTCAGCATCCAGTCGATCACTCACTCCAGCACCACCTACCAGTCGCCACGGGACTACTTCCTGAACGGCGACAAGGTGGACTGGAGCCCCTCCGGCGGCGGTGCGATCGAGCCAGCCCCCGGGTCGACCTACACCATCACCTACCGCTACCTGGGGAACGTCACCCCCACGAACGTCAACCTGCAGGCCGGCACCTTCAGTGTGACGGGGGCGGTGAACGGCACGCTGGTGCTCACCGACTACCAGTGGAAGCTGCCGCGCTACGACCGGATCTGCATCGACCGCCTGGGCAACTTCGCCCGCGTGAAGGGGGTGCCCTCGCGCTTCACCCCGCTGCCGCCGGCGGTGGCCAGCAACCTGCTGGCGCTTGCCACCATCGAGCAGCGGTGGGGCCTCACCCCAGAGGTGGAGAACGACGGGATCCGAGCGATCCCGTTCGATCAGCTGGAGAAGATGCGGTCGCTGATCGTCGACCTCTTCGACCTGGTGGCCATGGAGCGGCTGCGGAACGACATCTCGAGTCGTGAGCCGAGCAGCAAGCGCGGTGTGTTCGTCGACCCGTTCCTCGACGACGACATGCGGGATCAGGGCATCGCCCAAACCGCTGCGATCATCGACGGCACCCTCCAGCTGCCGATCACCCCGACGGTCTACCGGGCGTCACAGAACAACGGCCAGGACTGGATGCTTCCCTACACGGAGGAGATCATTTTGGAGCAGGCGAGGGTGACGGGCAGCAGCCCGATCAACCCATACCAGGCGTTCGATCCGATCCCGGCAGCCGTCACCCTGACCCCATCGGTGGACCGCTGGACGGCGATCGAGACCGTCTGGACGAGCCCCATCACCCAGGCGTTCGTGTTCCGTTCCAGCCGCGGCCTGGTGGCCCTCACGACCGCTGTCACCCGCACCGAGCTACTGAGCGAGAACCAGCGGCCGGCGCAGTTCCTCCGCCAGATCACGGTCTCGTTCGTGGTCGACGGGTTCGACCCTGGGGAGAGCCTCGCCCTCCTCGAGTTCGACGGCATCAACGTCACCCCCGCCTGATCCCATGCCTCTCATCGCCAACGGCGCCGGCCAGGTCTCCGGCACTTTCACCATCCCGGCCAACGTCCCGACGGGCACGAAGCGGGTGCGGTTTGTCGGCAGCCAGGGCAGCTTCGGCGGCGCCCGGTTCATTGGCGACGGCACCGTCATCACCCGGACCCAGCGACAGCTGGTCACGATCGAGACGCGCCTGTTCGATCCCCTGGCCCAGACGTTCCGCCTGGACCACAGCCGGCACGTGACCGCCATCGGCCTGCGGTTCACGGCTAAGGGGGCGGACACCAACAGCGTGGTGGTGGAGATCCGGGAGACGGAGCTGGGCCTGCCGAACTCCACCACGCTGGCGGAGGGTGTGCTGCTGGGCAGCGGCATCACCACCACCGGCTGGACGAAGATCAGCCTGACCCGGCCCGTGTTCCTCCAGGCGGGGGTGGAGTACAGCATCGTGGTGCTAACCGACGACGCGGTGCATGCGGTGGCGCTGGCCGAGCTCGGGAAGTTCGACATCGCCGCCGGCCAGGTGGTGACCAGCCAGCCGTACACCATCGGCACCCTGCTGAAGTCGAGCAACGCGAGCACCTGGACGCCGACGCAGGAGGCGGATCTGGCGTTCCGCATCTACGCCGCCAGCTTCACCGCGACCACCCGCACCGTGGCCCTGGGCCCCCTGCGGATCGGCACCGCCACCATCACCCGCTCGGGGAGCACCGCCACGGTGTCGCTGCCCGGGCACGGCCGGACCACCGGCGACAGCGTGGTGATCACCGGCGCCGCCCAGAGCGAATACAACGGGCTCAAGACCATCACGGTGGTCAACGGCAACGAGTTCACCTTCACCGTCTCCGGCACCCCGACGACCCCGGCCACCGGCACCATCAGCGTCTCGCTGGCGAAGATCACCGACCTGGTGGCCCTGGCCGGTGTGGAGCGGGTGAGCTCCGCGACCGACGTGGAGTTCGTCTTCACGCGCGCGAGCGGGGGCGAGATCCGCGGAACCGACAACGCCCGCATCCAGCTGGCGGAGGATCTGAACGAGGCGCTCACCCTCTCGGCTGTCCTGCGGGGCACGGCCACCGAATCGCCCTACCTCTTCGCCGACACCCAGGCGGTGCTGGGTGACCTGCAGGAGACCGCCAACTACGTCACCCGGGCGGTGCCATGCGCCGCGAACGCGCGCGTGACCGTGACCTTCGAGGCCCTGATCCCCGGCGCGTCCGGCGTCACGGTGGAGGTGCAGAAGGCGGACAGCACCTGGCAGTCGGTGGCGCTCACCAGCAGCTCGCCGGTGGGCGACGGCTGGACCGAGCAGATCCACACCGTCGCGAGCTTCACCGCCGGGGGCACCACCACCCGCGCGAGGATCACCCTCAGCGGGTCCGCCTCGGCCCGGCCTGAGGTCCGCCAGCTCCGCCTCGTGGTGATCTAATCCCATGCCGATCGACGACCGGACAACGAGCCTCAGCTACCAGCTGCCGAACGCGGCGAACCTGCTGCAGGATGACGTGCCGCGGCTGCGGGCCGCGCTGCAGTCCATCGACGCTGACGTCTCCGCCAGGCCGACGACGGCGGAGGTGAACCAGCTGATCACCGACCTCATCGCCGGCAGCCCTGGTGCGCTCGACACGCTGAACGAGCTGGCGGCGGCGATGGGCGACGACCCGAACTTCGCCGCGACCGTCGCCACCCAGCTGTCGCTGAAGGCGAACCTGGCGGAGGTGTGGAGCCGGGCGGAGGCCGATGCGCGCTACGTCCAGGGCCAGGTGCAGACCGAGATGGTCTTTATCGCCACTGCCGGTCAGAGCGCTTTCACGCTGAGCACGCCGGTGATCAACAAGCCGTCGGCGCTGGTGACCGTCGATGGCGTGGTCCAGTCGACAAGCAGCTACAACCTGAACCAGATCGGCACGGTCCTGACGCTGACCGAATCGGTGTCGGTCGGGACCGTCGTGCGGGTGCTGGCCCTGGGCGTCTCCTCCGAGGGCGCGCCGGCCGACGATGCGGTGACGACGCCAAAGCTCCGCGACGGGGCCGTGACGCCCGCGAAGCTGGCGCAGCCGCTGACCGTCAGGGCGGGAGTGCAGGCGAGCGGCACGGCCGTCGACTTCACCGGCATCCCCACATGGGCGCGGAAGATGACCCTGGTGGTCAATGGCCTCAGCACGAGCGGCACCAGCCCGATCGTGGTGGTGCTCGGGACTGCGGCCGGCTTCCAGCTGAGCGGCTACGTCGGGTCGGTCTTCAACGACGTCAACGCTGGCACGTCGCAGGCAGGGAACTATCCCGGCACGGCAGGCTTCCCCCTCGTCCTTACCTGGGACAGCTCTGCATTCATCACCGGCATGCTCGACCTGGTCAACGTGAAGGATTCCTTCTGGGTCGCATCCGGCCAGTTTGGCCGGGCCGATGGGGCATCGTTCCATCGCACTGCTGGCGCGAAGGATCTGGCCGGCGCCCTGGATCGCGTCCGGGTCACGACCGTCAACGGCGCGGATACCTTCGACTTCGGTCTAGTCAACCTGCTCTTCGAGTAATGACCCTTCAACGCATCACGGGCGCCATGGTGAGCGACTCCACGCTGACCGGCGCAGACATCCAGGACGGGGCGATGACCGGCGCGGATATTCAGGACGGGAGCGTGGGCAGCAGCGACCTGGCGGCGGGCGCCACGGTGATCAGCCGCGACACCGCGAAGGCCAGCACGTCGGGCCTGGCAGTGGAGTTCACCGGCATCCCGTCCTGGGCCCGCCGGGTGACGCTGCTCGTCAATGGGATCAGCACGAACGGCACCAGCGACATCCTGGTGCAGCTCGGCACTGGGGGCACACCCACCACGTCGGGCTACGTCGGCAACTGCGTGTTCTCGTGGGCCAGCGGCGTCGTGCCGGTGAGCTCGACGGCCGGCATCCCGATCTTCAACAACGCCGCCAGCTACAACCACTACGGCGAGCTGGTGTTCACGAACATCGGCGGCAACACCTGGCTGGCATCCGGTCAGTTCGTCAGCAGCGGCACTGCCGGTGCGATCGTCTCCGGTGGTGTCGTCACCCTGGCCGGGGCCCTGGACTACCTCAGGGTGGTGTCGGCCAATGGCACCGCAGCGTTCGACGCTGGCCAGATCAACCTGCTCTACGAGTGAGGGTCGCTGACCCGCCTAGAATCAACCCGACAGGAGGACTCTCCACATGACCACGACCTTCCTCCACGGTGTGGAGGTCCTGCAGATCGACACCGGGGCCCGGCCCATCCAGACCGTCCGATCCAGCGTGATCGGCATCGTAGGCACTG